ATGAACCATTCTATCTTCTTTTACCAACCAACCGGTCGATACACAAATAGCAGGTTTCATTTTTTGAATTTCTTTTAATGATTTCCAACCAGCGTCTGATTGAATATCCTCCCAATACACCAAATAGAAATCGTATGTAAACGGTATCTCTGGTATATCGTACTTTGTTTTTTTACTTGTAGGTTTTTTTGCCATAAGTTATGAACACTCTTTGTCTGCAATCTTTGTATCTTTTAGAAGTAAACATTTTTGTTTTGCATCAAGCTTCAATCTTAAATCGGCCATCGCACCATCAATGATACTTGGTAAATACTCTTGCATAATAGACACCATTTCTAAAGCATATTTATGACCAATCTTGGCCATTTCACTCTCCAAAAGTGCCTGTTTATCAATCTCATTAGCGTTAGTTATTACATGACCGATAACTGCTGTATTATAGTCATTTGCTTTTGCATTTGAGGGTAAAAACACACCCCATATGAAAGCATTTGCTATCAGTAGTGTAACAATCAATTTATTTCTCATAATATATGTCCTTTTTTAGTGTTAATATAGGTATATTATACATTATATTGACATCTATGGCAAGCACTTTTTTCAATTATTTTAATATAAATGTTCTTTATTTGTTCTCATTTTGCATGAAATTCTCGTCCCAATTGAACGCTTCACGCACTAACGCTGAAGTTAAACCTTTATACATCTTGTTTAGGGTCTTATTCTTCATACCTAGTAGAAGTTCTGCCTCTTCTTGGTGCAATCCTTCTAACATCTGTATAAACATTGTTTCTTTCTGCGTCTTTGTAGTAGCTGCATCTGCACCATCTACAAAATGCCATAGTCTTTTGGCTTCATTGCGTAAAAGACCGTGTTCTGTACCCTTTGGTGCCTCATTAGCAATGTATGGTGGTGTGCCTGATGGCAATGCCCATTTGATATTAGGGTCAAATGCACCTTTCAATACCATTCTCAATGGTGCGTTGTCGTAATCTCTAAGAACGGCAATCTTTTTTGGTTTATCTTTTGCGTTGTTTACTTTGGTTAGTACCTCTGACATAAGAACAGTTCCTGTTCCTGTCGTACTATTCATGGCCGTCATGGCCTTTTGTGATATTAAATTTGGGTTTTGCGTAACCATAATTTCTCCTTAGTTGTTTTTCATTCAGTAATACTATTTATACGCCATCTTGCGTAGAGAAATTGCGTTTTGCGTACCACTTATAGAATTCTTTGTCTGTAAAAAGTTCAGCAATATGGTTTGCTGGTACCTGGTCTGTTTTGATACACTGTTCAAGGCTTTCATACTCGTAAGTATCTACCTTTCTCTTCATTGGTAAGTCTTTGTTTGCTTCTGCCAATGTCCTAACCATTCTGTAATTTAAATCTTGTTGTCTTGTCATAAGACTAAAATGGGGAACCTGCCTAACGGACTGGTTCCCCATAATATCAGTTTAGATTACGCTGTTTGAGAGTAACCTTGAGCACCGAATAAAGCAGTTTGTCCAGCTGCGATTACAGCTTTTGATGGAGTTCCTACTCTGTAAGATACGCCAGCAGATGTTCTATTTTCATAAATCATCATGCCTTCGTTTCTAAGTTTGCCAACCATTGCAGCTGGTGACCTTAGGTCGAATTTGTTTCTTAGAGATTTCCAAGTTACTGAATTTCCCTTTGCGAAAAGGTTTCTTACCTTTTCAGTTTTTGTAGCTTTAGCCATGTTTATTTTCTCCTTTGATTTAAACATATTGTTCATAATGTATTGTAGCATAATTGCTCCTTTCAATTTGCGTTAAGTCGCCACTATTCGACAAGGCAAGCGTACAGTTGTAGTCGCCATGTCTGAATTCTTTAATTATCATTCTCCGGATCCGGTTCAAAGTCTGGTGTAAATGTAACTTCACCATTTTCCATATCTGTCAAATCTCTAACTTCATCTTTTATATCTTCTGACAATGGTGCCTGTGGTTTTGCACCAGGTAGTACCAAGTCATATCTACATAAAGCACTTCTCTGACCGTTTGGTCCTTTTTTGACTTGTATCATCATGTCTGATAAATCTTGTGCTGGATGATGTTTTTTAAAATCTCTATAAATTAATCCTCGTATCGTATCAATCGCCAATGCAAGGTCTTTGGTAAAGTTTACTTCTTTTGTTTTAATACCTGCATTAATAAACTTATCAATCAATGTGTAAGCAATGTCATCTGTGGTTGCCTCAACAAACTCCATGGTTTGTTTTTCTACTAATCTAGCATGTTGCTCAGGATTAGTGGTACCAATATTAGCCTTATTCTTAATTCTATTGGTCGGAAATAAGACAACCTTGCCATCATCACTCATCTATTTGTTCACCTTTAGCCACATATTCTTCATTAATTTTTTCACCTTTAAAGTTTACTTTACCTTTGTCTGAAAAATACTCAACTAACTGGTTATAACCACCAATTAACTTATCATCAATCATAATCTGAGGCATGGTTCTTACTTGTTTACCAATCTCCTCAAACATTTCATCTGGTGTTTGAAAGTCCTTACCAAGCATTCTCTCTTCATATGAATGACCAAGATTGTTGAGTAAAGACTTCGCCTTTGTACAAAATGTACAATTAGGCTTACTGTATATTACTATCGCCATTTTTTTTCTCATTTGTTAAGTTGTTAAATGCCTCTGAAGCTTTTGCTTTCAAGTTATAAGCATCTGTAGCCATTTCAATGTTATAGTTGTACATTTTATTGTACTCACCTAATGGCAATCTTAAACCAATCCATGCTCTGTAATAACCTTTTTTAGTCAAGGTCACATCTTGAGCAAAGATTTCATAACCTCTTACTGGTGTATCTTTGATAGAGTTAACTAATACACTCTCTACCTCAGAAACAATTGTTTTAGTTTCTGTTTTACCAAGTTCTGTTATGAATTGTTTACTTTCTTTGTTCATCTTACCCATAATGATATCGGCCATTTCTGCTTTTGCCAACATCTTCGCTTTCTCTATAGCAAGATTTAAGTCTGGTGATACACTCGTTGCAACACCATAGATACATTGTCTTTCTTTATCTTTATCTTTTACCATACCGATAATGTTTGTATCTAAGTTACAAGCTTCAGTTTCATTGATATTACTCATGTACCATTTTGGTACAGTATCAACTACATCTGATTTCTCGTTCTTAATTTGATAGGTTGTAGAAGAACAAGCACTCATTAATGCCAATGCACTTACTAATCCTACCATTTTCAATTTATTCATTTTATATCCTCTCTTTCATATAATACAGTAATTCTTGCAATTTGTCAAGCGTGGATTGAAGATAGTTTAAAATATCTTCTGCACTCATACCTAACTTAGTAATTACAGTAATTACCAGAGCGATAATTATAATGTTCTTAATCATTATTTTCTCTCCCATTCACCGTCCTTGTTCATACATACTTTTCCGAACGACTTAAAAGCATGGCCAGACCTTGAATAAGACCTGCAATATTCTGGCGTATTGACATCTCTGTAGTAAAACTCGGCAAACATCTCCCAATAACCTGGACTGTCGAATTTATTTCTACCGTCAGCACACTCCAAAATTTCTTCTTTAATAATTGTATCATCAACTTCTTTAATAATAATCTTAACATAACAATACTGTCCGTCAACCATTTCTGGATTTATTGACTTTATTTTATTATGATACACCTTTTCGCCTGAAATGGCAAGCGTGGAATACATCATAGAACAAAATAAGAACATTAATAACTTCTTCATCTTGGCATCTCCACCCACCTACCATCTGGTAGCATACATGCTGTACCGTGGATTACTTCTCTTTTCAACCCTCCGATACCAACCAGTGGCCATCTTTGTTTAATATCAACTGTTGCGTTATAATCTCTACACATAATAGGACCTTTGGTGTATGATGATGTGGTCTTAATAATACCTGAATTGCCAGTTTGTTGATTATACCAATTAGTGTAACTCTGTCCATGTGGTGAGTTATCTAAATGGTCTACGAATACTGCGTTGTGTACATCATAATCTGATTTGTACATAACCTCAGCACCTGCGAAAGCACCAATCAAGGCACATGCACCAGTTACATATGGGTCTGATACCCCTACTGCTACACAACCTGCAACACCACTTGTGCCACCTGCAACTGCACCTATTTGACTTCTACTGGCACTACAACTAGCGAGTACCGGTAATAATAGTCCTAATAATACTAAATGTCGGATTATATTTCTTTTTTTCATTTTTTTTCACTGTCGTACAGGCCGTGGTCAAAGCCATGGTCAACACCAGAATAATCATAGTTTTCTTTAGCATAATCTCCTTTATCGTTAGCCACAAGTAAACAATCTGCCTGTATTGTGTCAATTAAATTTTGTACTCTCAAATCTCTGTCGGCTGATTTGGGGGTCTGATATTTCAAGACCCTTAAATCATCTGAACACTTTTTTATAGTGTCAATCTTATCACAAAACTGACTAATCTTGTGTAACATTTTCTTTTACCTTAGACCATAGGTCTTGTAATTTTAACTTCGTATTTTCAGTTTGTTCTTTTGCATCTGAAAAACTAGCCTTTTGGAATTCAACTGTTTTTACCCATTCAGTTTTAAACCAATCTGTTACTGGATTTGCTTTAGCAACACCTGTGATAAACATAAATGCTAAGGCAATAATTCCTATTGATATCATATCAATTAGCTTCATACTTTTCTCCCTGCTGTTTTAAGGTCTTCTTTACCGACTACCATGTAAGGACCTTTGTTATATGCTGGAACAATTGAGTATTGTTTAGATACTTCAATTCGTTCTTGTTGTTCTTTGTAGTCAATCGTACCACCACCTAAGTTGGTAGAATTTGATAAACTTGGATAATTTGGTGTTTCTCTAGTATATGGTACCGATTTCAATGGCACACTTCTAGTTTTGATTTTTAACATACCGTGTCTATATTTGATATAGTCTTCTAAATTCATTTGTTTGTCGTGTAGATGTATCTTCTTCATATGTTTATTATGAAGTCTTAGGTCTTCTTTGTATTGTGCCAACTGGTTGGCGGACAGGTTCTTTGCTTTCTTCCTGTTCCGCCTCAGTGAGCCACTTGATGTATTAGTGTAAATAATTGCCATAATTAACCGTCATATGCCTGTTCAGCCGCCATTTCATCTGGAGATTTACCAAAGACTTTCATGTAGAAAGTGAGCCTTGGATCCTGAGTTAGATAAACATTCAATAAGTTTTTGAAGTTAATGTTTACATAACTAAAGACTTCAGGCATTTTAGCTTCTAAGTCAATCATATCTTTTAGAAACTTAATTCTGTTGGTGTGTACTTTATTGTCATCACCTCTACCTAGTTTGGTATCTTTTGATTTCGCATCATTGAATTCTGCAAAAATGCTGTCTTTGTCGTATCTAAATGTGTTTGTAGTCATATGTCCTTTGTGTTAAGTGTTAATATTCGTCTATCCTATACTAGTTGGTGGATAATGGCAAGCCTAAAAAAAGCGTGATTTTTAGTGGTTTTTCGACCATAGTCCGACCTTCGAGCAGCTCTTAAAGCGTCTCCTGGCGCATCCTGGCGCCTCAATTTTTGACACTTTTCGCTAAATCTGTCGTTTCCCAAGGATCCAAGCCAAATGCCATGTCCTCCACTTCGGAGTAAGCAATCTCTTTTTTACTCTCCTCGTCAGCCCATTTCTCAAATTCATCTACCTTTTTCTGGTCTTCATTGATGATTTCATTACACTTATCTACAATCTGATATCTAGGTGTACCATCATCGACCATTTTGGCGATAGATTTGAGTTGTTCAATCTTCTCTAAAATGTCAATCATTATTTCTCCTTAGAGTTAGTGGTATCCTCACTGTCCATTAATAGAACAATGTAGTGAGCAGCCTTTAACAGGTCAGCACGGTTACGACCATTCTTTTTGCCGAACCTTGCAAGATACTTAATTGCATTGGCTTGACAAAAATCTTTATCAATACCAGCAGAGCGTAACAAGTCTTGCACTTGAACACCCTCTTGTACCTGAGCATAGTGTTGACCATATGTAGATTTAATATAGTCACCAATCTCTTTCAGGATTTTATCTTCATTATATTTCATTAGTAGCACTTTCTTCAACTTTATTGATTTGATTGAAATAACACCAGTGTGTACCACTGTCGCCTGTATATGTAATAGCGCCAGTATATCCTAACTCAGTGTCATAAGTTTTAGCATTTAGGGCTGTATCATTCTCAGCCGCTACATCGGTTTTTTCTGTTGCGATACCGATATTGATGATTGTACCACTTCTACCGTGGTTACATTCAACATAATCGCCTACATTAATAATCATATGTGCCCTCCTTCAATTTATATGTATTAGGGTCAGCTTTGACCATGTGTTTCATTTTAAATTCATAATATTCTTTGTCATGTACATCTGACATGTCCCACTGTTTCATCCAATCTTCATAAGTTTGAATATCACAAGGGTATTCTTTCCAACCAATACCATTATCTGCACCGATGGCCATTACAAATGCCATTGCGTCTTGTTCACGGTCAAGACCTGTAACCATGTATTCTGTACCAGACTTAAACTTCCAATAGTGGTTGTTGTCTGAGAATTTACCACTCTCAGCATGTGCGCCATAGTTTTCTAAGCCTTGTGTAGTTACGATATATGTAGTGTTCATAGTATTGTCCTTTTGTTTGTTAAGCAGTTTCTAATTCCATGTCGATTACTTCTTCAACATTGTATTCATCAATATCAATCAGGTCGACAGCTTCGACATTCATAATTTCTTTGATTGCAACAGATTTTGTAATCACATTGTCTTTTAGTTTTTTGATGATTACATCAACAGCTTTCTCAGCCTCGTCCATGTAGTAGTTTTTAACTTTAGCCATAGTAGTGTTCTCCTTTGTTAGTGTTTATAGTATTCATTAGTAAATCAATAAGGTTATTATACAGGTATTTCTTACACTTGGCAAGCCTTTTTTCATGTCTTTTAACCATTATTTTGTGTTTTTTTTCTGTGTAATTCTTTATCATATACACATATCCTATCAGAGTCCATACCATATGGCAAGCACTTTATCGCTTTTTTTTAAAGTTTTTTTTGAGACCTGGTCTAGGTTTTAGAGGTGCGACAGGATTGACCAGCGAGGGAAGGGTTACTTCCAGGCGTTTTTGATGTATTCCTGGTCACTTTCGTGTGGATTTGGTGCTCCGTGGAAGACAGCCACTTTACCTACACCTCGTTCAAAAGTCCAATCTTGCTTAGAATATCTTGGATTTACTCTATTATTCCACTTATATGAGAAAGACCATTCATCTGGAAATACTCTAAATTTCTGACTTTTACTGGCCAGTATGGATATAACATCTTGGTCACCTTGGTTTCTTTTTAGATTACCTCTATCGGCCAACCAAGGTCTCCAGATAAGGTCTGTAGCAGTTTTGTTATTAAATTTAAATATACTTGAATTGAATATTTTGGTAGATAGATTGAAATTATTGATAATACTAAATGTATCTTCTTCACCGTGATTAAAGAAGTCATCTATATTCTCTAAGATAACCACATCTAAATCCATGTATAGATTTTCGCCTACAAGGTCTGCTTCTGGTGAAAATAGTTGTAGTTTATTCCACCAACCCTCATAGTCGTGATGAAAGAATTTTCGTATCTCTATTTCAGGACTAAGTTTACCATGCATAGAAACATTGTCTGTAAAGACTATAAACTTGTGTTCAACTGTGGTGTTTCTCTGTACCATGTTGTACAGTTTTTGAACATACTCAAAAGGGTACTTATCTCCCCAACATACACATACAAAATTTTTCATATCATATTCATCCAATTCAATATAGCTCTAATTGCTAGAAAGCAATAAAATAATTCCATTAACATTCTTGGCCAGTCTTTATCTTTATAACCGTACCATACCCATATAGCACATGACAAACCTGTTATCAACCAACCTAACCATTGTGTAGGTATATGTGCTGATGATAACACATAGACGCCTAAAATGGCAAGAGCAAATCCTAACCACCTGCCGAATACTGCACCTTTAAAATGTCGTATGCTAAACCATCCTCTATTTCTGAAATAGTGAATTGGTGATTTGCTATCGTGTTTAGCCATTCTTGTACCGTCTTCCTATCTGGTTTAAAAGGTTTCTCAACCTCTGCCAGTTTACGACTTGTTACAAACGATGCAACATTGCGTTGATGAGTGATAGCTGGTGTCATATTTAAAATACCATCAACTGCTGATAATGACATGTTTGTAACAACACACCATGCATCTTTCAAATCATCTCTAATGTCAGTGTTCCACCACTTATTACTCGGTCTTGGTTTATTTCTCATTTTAATAGGTCTATCTGTGAGTTCTGATAACTGTAGTTGTGTTCTTGCAATCCACTCGTCTTGTTGAACATTGTTAATATGATAACATACAGTTGGCGAGGAAGGACATAATAGTATGTGTTTACCATCATCGTTCCAACCTTTAAACTCACAATCTATACCTCTTTTATTTAGGTCATTCCACCTGTCTGGTGTAGCAATACCTTTTGTTGTAGTATGAATATCACCTTTACATATTCTGAAATAAGTGTTATCATAATTGTTAATTATAGGCTCTGGATATCTTGTGATTTGTTCAGTAAGATAACCTACATCTACATACCACCATTCCACACCCTTTTCTGTACATTCTTTTATCTGTCTAATATTCTGACCTGCTAAACCCCAAAAGAAGTGTATATCTTTACCGTCATCTTTCCAGCCTTTCTTTATGGCAGGCATAAGTTGGTGTGATAAACATTTGTCCCACGGTAAAGTGTGTGTATGTATCATAGTTCAACCTTGATAGTATCTGCATATAGTTTAAACCATTCGTCTGCATAGTCACTATTATTATATTCTTTGAAATAAGGACCACCTAATGTCCAATGTACATTCTTTGCGTTCTCATTATATTCATATTCACCTACTAACCAGTTCCATTCTAAATCTAAAGAACCAATAGCGGCTTCATTTGGCAACCATTTAAATTGGTGTAGTTCTAAACCTGAAGCTTCATTAACATAGTCAGGTGTTAATCTGTTGCATAAACTATTATTGAATATCATCATGCTCGACCAGTTTTTCTTCTCAAACTTCTCGTTCTTTGCACCTCTAAACTTAGCATGTTGAGTAGGTTCATAATCATGTTTACAACACATAACAGAATAAATGTAGTTTCTTTTTTCCCACAACTCTGCAATATCTCCTCTAAACATCATATCACAATCCATAAAGATAGAAAAACCTTGGTACTTTCTCAAACTAGGCACCATAAATCTGCTAAATGCAAAATCTGTAGATTGATTTTCTTGTTTCTCTCTTGTAAATTCTGGTATATTACTCAAACACAATGGTGTGATTGAAACTGGTTGACTAGAGTTTCTTCTAATACTCTCTGACAACATGTGATAGGCAATCTTTTCGCCCTCATCATAACCTATAAAAATATCTATCATAATCGTTCTATCCAATCCTTTAAGTTGTCCATGTTATTTATTTTCCAAGGACTGTTGTAATCATTTAAACTTGTGTCTTCGTTTACAAATGATGAAGAATTAAATACTCTCACATCATTATCAAAATATTTTGTATCGTAAATCATATGGCGACCATGTCTTGGATATTCAGGAAAAGGCAAGCCAGGAGAACCAATACCACCTATAACACCACTCTTTCTAAAAAATGTATTTGTAACACCTGCACCTGAAAATGTAATATATTTTTTCATCTTACTAAACATAGTTATCTTTTCTGCAAGTGTATAGTTTTCACCAAATACTTCTTTGAAACCATTTTGTCTTACTATATCTACAATCTCATCTTCATTTACACAACCTCTTTTTTGTGTATTATCTTCACCAATTAAATCTTTATTGTATTTTGGGTTGTTTTGTGTTCTACGACTTATGTATATATTGTCATAAGTAGGAACATCTAAATTTTTATTTAAAGCATTAACAATTAAATTATCTAATACCAGATAGTATCTTTCATCTACTCTTATTCTATGACCTCTTTCATTTTGATTTAAAGTATTACCATAATAAACAGTTTCATACACTGTATTCTCATCTGTGTATTCAAAAGGTATTTCTAGTATATCTAATATTTCTTTTACAAATGGTGGCCACTTGTTTATTTTTCTATGATTTTTATTTAATATTAATTTAAGGTCTGGATGTGACAGTTTGATATCAAAATAATAAAATAGACAACCTAAACTATCATAGATTGAATGGTAATAATTATGTAATGGTTTAGAATACCAATAGAAATAATTACCTTTCTTAACTACACCATTCCAAGGCACATCTTCATAATCTATTTCTCTTTCTTTATGTGCGTTTTTACCTAGATTGACACTGATAGGTCTGTCTGTTTTAATTATCTCTACACCATATCTTTTATGGTCTGGTATTTGTGCGTTAGATAATTTGGCAACACCGTTTATGAAATGTTGTCTAATATTCTCCATCATAATTACTCATAAAATTATTCAGGTCTTCAGGTGTTCCTAGACCCCACATCTTGTTAATGTTTTTAATTCTAACTTTACCACCTCGTTCAATCAATTGATTGTAAACAGGACATACATAGAATTCGTTATTAGTTCTTATATCTTTTTCAATCATCTCTTCAGCACAACTAACATAATCAGAACCTTTTTTATAGTAGTATATACCAACTGTTGCATTTGTTGATATTGGTTTCTTCTCTGCAATCTCATTCACAAAACCTGTATCGTCTAGTTTTGCATAAGACCATTTAGGGTGTGTTGATTGAAAAGTTAAAATACCACCATCAATACCCTCAGTTGAAAATGCATACATAATTTCATTTGCGTTCCACTCTACAAACTGGTCACTGTTTGCAATTACTAATGGTTCATCATTATTAATTAGTTCTTTTGCCAATAGTGTGGTACAGGCAGCTCCTTCTGTTACACCATCTACTTGAACAATACTACAATTAGGTTTAATTAATTTCAGTACAGTTTCTAAATTATACTTTTCATAATGTTCTTTTTGCACTATAAAAATATGATGTGCTTCTATATTTAAATTATCTACAACACATTGTATCATTGGTTTATTACCAACTTCAATTAGTGGTTTAGGAAAGGTATAGCCTGCTTCTGCAAATCTTGACCCAGCACCTGCCATCGGTATTAATACATTCATTTTATTATTTCTCCAAGGTATTTTAACAGATACAGTTTTATTTAAATCTGTTAATTTCATTTCTATTTTCTCTAGTGATATATCATAACTATCAAGAACAGGTAAGAGATGGCAACCTGCGTCTAATACTGCTTGTCTACCAATGTGACTATCTTCTAATATTAATGTTTCACTTGGTTTACTATCTAACTCTAACATTATTTTAAAATACATCTCAAAATGTGGTTTTGGTTTTTTAACATCTTGATTAGAGTAAATCAAATCTATGTATTCTTTTAATTCTAAACATTCTATTGCTGTAGTTACTGTTGACCTAACTGCATTACTAGCTATTGCTATTTTATAACCTGCATTGTGCAATGTTTTAAATATTCTAGTGAATTCTGGACGAGGTTTAATTGTATCAAATAATACATCAACAGTTACTTGTGCTTTCTTTTCTGCAATCTCATCAAATAGTTCTAATGGTAAACCTTTGTTAGCAGATAATAAATTTAGTTTTCTTCTCGTAGGTAAACCATCATATGTAGCAAGGTGTTCTTCGTATGATATACGATACTGCATAGGCAATGCTTCATTAAGTGCCTTGTAGTGTATCTCTTTACTTTCAATCAATACACCATCTAAATCAAATACTATAGTTTTTATCATGCTCTTGCTTCGCCACTACGACCTTTTAATTTTCTATTGCCTTTGGTGTGGTCATATACTACACCTAATATAGACCTTGCTTGTACATGACCTGGTTTGCCGTCACCAATATTATGATTTCTTGTGCCTCTTTTTTCAAATTCTTTTCGTACATAATCCCACACATAACTATCATGTTGTTCTTTTAGATTATATATGCCATCTGTATCATATAATGATTTCATTCTGTTTGCATATGCTAATGTATCTGCATGATTTAAATTGAAGTATAAGAAACCACATTCACTATAGTTGTTACCTCTACCAAGATATGTCATCATACAATCATCTCTGTGTATGTGTTTCTGTATCCATTCTTCGTCTATCATCTTGTAAAATACACTATCTGCATCAATACAGATAAGACCATCTACATTCTCTGTCATAAGAGCATGTGTATATGCATATACTTTATAACTGAAACGGACACCATCTGTAAGAAACTCTTTACCTTTTACTTTGTAATCTGAATATGGTTGTTTATGTTTGTTTCGTTCTACAAACTCTTTTAGGTCAGGTATGGCCTTCATCATACATTCATCTTCATTATAGATTTTCAAAGGAAATGGCCAGTTATAGGTCTCTTTAAACCTATGAGCATACTCTTCGTATAGTTTATTGTTCCATGTTGTGATTGTTTTAATTTTCAATTAGATGCTCCCATGGTTTACCTTGTTTAATTTCATCTACCGACCATTGAGTCCATGCTAAATCATAAAATGTTTGTTGTCTTGAACCTAGTTTTGGTGTTTCAATATCTTCTATTGAATGACTAGATATTGGCCACATAAAATTATACTCACTACATGTAATTACTGGTACACCTGCCAATACACTATCAATACTTGAACCACTTGTATATGATACTGTACACCAGGCATTCTTTAAACTTTGACCTATCTTTGCATTTGTATCATAACTTACTTGGTTTGTATAACCAAACTTATCTTTAATTAACTTTTCTAATAAGTTTTTATTTTCTGGATGGTCTCTAACTACAATTGGTCTATCTGTATTTTTCATCAAATGTCTTAATGTGTTTTCTATCCACCATTCAAAGTTTAAACCAAATAATGAAGCGTCATGTAAATTTTGACCTACTAACAATACATGGTCACCTTTCTTTCGCCAAGGTTTGATATCAATACCCATTGAATTAAATCTATCTGGACTAGATTGTTCATTCTTAAAGTCTGATAACCCTCTCATAAAATGATTTAGACCAACTCTATAATGAGTATGGTTTTGTGTTATTTTTCTATTGAGTAAAGGTGTTTCAAAGATTACAACTGGACCTCTATGATTATCTATGATATCATTTTTTAACTTATGATGTGGTGTTCTATCAGCCTTCCATTCTTTCTTACTTTGTTTCTTCCATGAACCAAATATAATAGCAACATCACATTTTTGATATCTGGTAGTTCCTAATGGTTCAGCACCTACTTGTCTAGCAAACTTAATAAGTAGTTGTTGCTCTTCAGGTTTTATGGTTGAGCTATAAAAGGCATAACTTTTCATATTAATTAACTCTTAAAATGACTGCTTCCGATAAACATTTGTTTCTAGGTCTGTTTAAGAATACTTCGTAAGGACCATAAGTAAACTCTTTTAACAAGTTCTCATACTGTTCTAAACTTTCTTCGTTGTTAATTAACTTAACTTCAAACTCAATTAGAAATGCCTTGAATTGTACATCTAGGTCAATAACCTCTCTACAGAAAGAGTTCCAAACACCCTCAATATCAGCTTTAATAATATCAGGACTAGGCATGTCATCTGCCATAATAGTTTCTAAGTTTTTTGTTTCTACTCTAATGTGTGCTGGATTATCACCAAACTGTGGTAATGGTAGAAGTGAATAACATTTAGATAAATCATTTTTATCATAGTAAAAGTTTAAGTGACTATTCTCATGTGCATATGCTATTTGATGAAATGTCATCTTGTCTTTACCTGGAAAGTTTGTTTCAAATAGTTTTACACTATCTGGTGTAGGGTCATAACAGTGTATATTCATGTTAGGATTGTCTTGCAACATTGCCTGTTCCCAACCTACATCTCTGTGTACACCTAGTGATAATACATTTGTACTATCTTTGACTACACTTTCTGGTAGCCAGTAGTTTTTATATTGTTTAAAGTTTTGAGGTTGCATGTAAATGCCCTCTAGTCTTTTAATCTCAGTTAAAAGTTCTTGTTCAGTCATCTTTTACTCTCCAGTCAGTTTTAAAGGTAACATAATTTAATTGTATGCCTCTTCGTTCTATTTGTATTTGTTTTCCTTCTTCCATACCATGCCATTTGTTTTCACCATGAAATACATAACCATAGTTATGCCAAAATGGTACAGTCTTTACTAGTTCTAACTTTTCATTGTACAAGTCAGTACCTAAATTTATGTTTTCACCAGTTTTATTAATATAAATCAAACTTGATATTAGTTTCTCTGGTATGTCAACATGTGGTTTCAGCCAGAAACCTTTTGTATCATGTAAGATTTCTAGTCTTACATAAGAACCTTTAAAGTTGTCTTTGTTGCCAACCATCTTGGCAATCATCTCTCTAATAGGTTTACTTTGCAATTCTCTAATCAAGTTAACCATCTCTGGATACTTGCTTCTATTATCGTTTGTAATGTATTCTCTTAATTGATGGTTTTGTTTTTCAACACCCTCTTTATAACCTGACCTGGTGCCGTCATGCAATATACCTTTTCTTGGTATTACTGCACTTCTAATTTCATCTACTTGTGCTTCTGTTAATGCCTGACCAAAGGTATGGTGTTCCCATGGACTATCATCATATTTTGCCTTGCTTAGGCTTTCATATAACTTGGTGTACATCATCTTTTAAACACATAATATAATCGTTTACCTGATTGTCTGGCTTCTCCAGCTTCAATCTCTTTACCATAGTTACTTCTAAATGCTTCTAACATCTTATCAACATGGTCTTGATTTTTTGGTCTTGCTTGTAGTTTTTGAGTTTCGTATATCATAACTCCTCCAGGTTTTGTCAATTCATAATGACCTTTTGCAATTTCACTCTCGGTCATATTATCTTCATCTCTTACCTGAATAGTCATAGCGAAAGAAAACACGACATCGAATTTATTTACACCATTACTTTCTACAAAGTCTTTAAAAGTTTTCTGTACCCATTTCATATTATCTGGTATGTCGAATGGACATTCCACAAATGGTTCTACTGCATATACTTTGTAAAAATCTTTGGCAAGTTCTACACCAAATTCGCCTTGATTGGCACCTAGGTCTAGTAAAGTTTTATCTTTACCAGCATACTGCCTTAGTTTTAGATTTGCAATTCTTTCCTGAGCATTGTTGCCCTTACCGATTGCTTGGTAATTATTCCAGTCTGTCTTCATATCATTCACCTCAACTAACTTTATTAATTCATTTTCAAACTTTTGTATATCAAAAAGTTCTCTTTGACTATTTATAAACAACTCCGTAAACAGGTCCAGATTGTTACTACCCTCTGGTAAAGTGTTCTCAAAGTCTATAATTTTCAATACACCATTTTTTATGTGTATATCATTATGAGGAAACTTGGTAGTTGTAAATTTTAAATCGTTATCTTCTATCGCCTCTATAATCTTGTAAACTTGTGGTACTAATTCTGGTCTAGGTTTATCATCCACATATTTTTCGCCACAATATTCCATTGTGATTGTTAAATCTTCTTTGTTATAATCAAGAAGTTTAGGAAAGTTAGGGTGTCCTTGTAATCTTTCTAAACATTCTAACTCTCGTAACCAACAATGATAACCTGTACCTCTTACATATTCTTTCTTTTGTACTTTATCAAACTTCTTAACAACGGTGTCCCACTCGTAATTGATAGTAACACTACTCGACTTGCCTCTTACCATACATTTTCACCATTCAAATGCCCCCATGCTTGACCTGATTTCATTTCTTCTTCTGTAAACTGAGCACACATTAATCCTTTTACCCAATGGTCTCTTTCGCCAGTATATAATGGGTCGTTGATTTGGTCTAGTTGGTCTAAACCTAAACTTACAGGATAAGCAGGTGAGTGTCCACTACAATAACTAGGTATGCCATTCATAACTGCTTGTACGGCACACATAGAGTGAAAAGATACCATAGCATAACAATCTTTTAAATCTTCACTTAATGGCCTTTCTAATTTTTCTCCCCAATTTACACCGTTTTTAAATTTCTGTCTAATTTTTACTGGATGTTTTCTATCATACTTTGCAATTGTTTTGATTACATCTTCTGTCCATTTCATACTATCTATGCCATACCAACATGCTGTATGATAACTAGGTGGTATAATAAGAATATGTTTACCGTCATACTGCCATGGTTTTGGTGTTAATTCATCTTTACATTTTTGAGGTAACCTTGACATAAGGGCATCAAATCTTTTATCTATTTTTCTATATGATTTTTCTAAGAAGTTCTTTTGAGTATTATTTTTACAGATACGATACCATCTGTCACCTGTATCAGATTGTCTATAATCTTTCATAAAGAAGTATGGTTGGTCAAAGTAATACCAATCTGTACCCTCTGAAACAGCAACATTATGCACTTCTTTTGTACCTCTTACAAGACCTTGAAATATTACTGGTTCGTCATGTACGAGTGTACCGTCCCATGTTGGCCAACTGTAGTCTAAAAATCTATCTGCACCTTTACCTTTGGCACTTTCGTTTTCTTTTGAGTTATAAACTTTTACATCATGGTTTTTTGAAAACGCATTTAAAAATGGTAATGAAGAGTTTTTGGTATTAAATAAGTGAATTCTCATAGCCAACCTTTTGTATATAATAACTATCGACAATATCAGATAATGGATTACCCACTTTTTCTGTGTCAAATAGTTGTTTCAAATCAATCTTTACTTCTTTCACAAATGCCTCATACATTAAATCTTTGTCTGCGTTACCTTTTCCAGTAGCGCCTTTCTTAACAACACTAGGTACAACTGTGTTATAACCAAACTTTTCTTCAAGTAAACGATATTTAAGGATGCCACAATTTTCAGCAATTTGAAATACACCTTGGCCTTTTGAACCAAAGGAGTATCCTTCAATGTAGATTTCTGGATTTTGTGTTTGTTTGATGATTTCGATTGCGAAATCTGAGATGTATGTAAATCTTTCAATAGGGTCTTTCCATTCTTTATGTTCATATCCAATTATATTCTCACTTTGTTTACCAATCCACTTTTTCTTAGAAGTCAAATAGTAAAACATTAAGTTGCCATCATTTACACATATGGCAGGACTTGTTAAACTATAATCAATTCCAATCTTCGTCTTCGCTGTCGTTTGACCAAACTTCTTCGAGCTCGTCTTCTTCATTCTCTACCTCATATCCACAAAATGGACAAGTTAACGGCTCTAAGTCTTGCTCGTCAATGTCCCATGTTACGGTATATTTAGTTTCGCAGGAAGAACAACTTTTTTTTCTTTTTTCCAATACTGACATAATCCTTACAAACTAAAACCTTTAAATTGGTCTTTCTTTACATCTTGTTTAATACCACCAATAACATAACTCTCAATCTCTGTTTCTTGTGGTGCGTTTTGTGTACCCTTTGAATTCAGCCAGTGGTCTACCCATGGAAGTGGATTTGTTTTTTGGTCGTATTTCGGGTCTAGGCCGATTGCTTTCATTCTTCTGTTCGCCATGTATTCTACAAACTGGTGTAACAGTTTTTCTGATAATCCAATCATACTGCCTTTTGAAAATAGATATGTTGCCCATCGTTTTTCCTCATTTACTGCTTCATCGTACATCTTGTACACTTCGCCTTGGACTTCTTTAGAAATCTTTTTCATATCTTTGTCATCATTTCTATCATGCCAGTTGTTGATAATAGTTTGTGACATTGCAAGGTGTTGACTTTCATCTCTTGCAATAAAAGATATAATCTTTGCACTACCTTCAAGTAGTTTTAATTCACCAAATGCAAACGAACAAGCAAACGATACATAGAAACGCAAGCCTTCTAAGATGTTTACAGTTACCATTGCAAGGTACATTTTCTTTTTCAATTCATACATGTCAACACTCTTTTCATTAAGAGCCCACTTATAACCATTTTCAATTAAATCATCATAAGTCTTAGTGATTGAATGTGACCTTTCTTGGATTTTCTCATCACCCATAATGGTATCAAATACTTCACTTGGATTTGCATATAGATTTTTGATGATGTATGTATAACTTCTACTATGTATTGTTTCAATAAAATCCCATGTTACAATACAGCCTTCTAGTTCAGGTAGTGATACAAATGGTAAGAAGGCCAAACATGGACCTCTACCTTGTACACTATCTAACATAGTTTGATACTTTAGATTAGATGTAAAAATAAACTTTTGCTGTTCATTTAATTGTAGATAATCATTTCTATCTTTCTGTAAAGACACTTCTTCTGGTCTCCAGAAATAACCTAGTTGTTGTTGGTTTAGTTTCTCAAAGATTGGATACTTCATATCATCATATCTTTGAACCTGCATTTCTTTACCAAAAAACATAGGTTGTTTTGTAAAATCTACACCGGTTTCTTTATTTAGCACACTTCTCGACATTTATTTTCCCTCTTTAAATAGTACAGCTATCGCAATCTTCTTCGTCTTCAAGTTTGCTAGTCATTATCTCACTAGCATAACCTTGTAAAGGCTTCTCCTCTACATTATCTTTCCACCCCATTGGATGTGATGGTTCGTCTAAATCTTTCTTACTATCATATGTGTTTTGATAATAAGAAGTCTTCCACCCGTACTTGTAGGTGTTCAGTAAGTCTTGTGCCATAACTGATATAGGCACCTCACCATTTTCAAAATGTTCTGGATTGTA